ATCTCGCCACCGAGATGGGCGTCGCCAACATCGTCGAGGTCGAGGTCATGGAGGACGAGGCCTACGCGGACCTCGTCGGCGTCATCGTCAACCTCTCGGACTACACCGTCGGCACGGATCGCGGCGGCGACGTCTCGATGTTCGACGACTTCGACATCGACTACAACCAGTACAAGTACCTGATCGAGACCCGGCTCTCCGGTGCCCTGACGAAGATCCGTTCGGCGCTCGTGGTTCGCCGTGCCCCCGCGGGCGCGACCCTCCGCACGCCGACCAAGCCGGACTTCGATCCGGACACCGGCGACATCACGATCCCGACGCAGACCGGCGTCACGTTCACGCGGACCGACACCGGCGCCACCACGGCGCAGGGCTCGACGGTCACCGTGCCCGACGGCGAGTCCCTCGAGATCCAGGCCACCCCGACGTCCGGGAACTACTTCGAGACGAACCAGCAGGACAGCTGGACGTTCACGAACCCGGCGTAGTACTCGCCTGAACTGTGGCGAGGTGGTTCGGAAAGGTAGGGTTCGGCAATAGCGTCGAGCAGAAGCCCGGCGTATTTGTCGATGAGATCACTGAGCTCTCGTATTACGGGGACGTGGTTCGTGATGCGCGGCGACTCTCTGAAGCAGAGAAGCTGAACAAGGACCTCAGTACCTCAAACTCGATCAGCATCATTGCTGATGCGGATGCCCTTGAGAACTACTTCGCCATTCGCTTCGTGGAGTGGATGGGGGTTGCTTGGACCGTGACGGAAGTCGAGGTCGAGCACCCCCGTCTGATCCTGCGTTTGGGGGAGGTGTACAATGGCCCGCGAGCAGCTGCAGACGCTCCTTGAGTCACTCTGTCCCCGCGTATATTTCCAGCCGCCGTCCAACATCACCATGCAGTATCCCTGCATCGTGTACAAGCGGTCGACTGAGGATGTGCGCTACGCGGACAACCAGCGATTCGATGAGTACGTGCAGTACGAAGTGATGGTCATCGATCGAGACCCTGACAGCACCATCCCCGGGTCCGTCGGCAGGCTGCCTCTCTGTCGTTATGAGAGGTTCTTCGCTGTCGACGACCTCAACCACGATGTGTACAACTTGTACTGGAAAGGAAGCGTGTAACACATGGCACCTCTGACCTGGGATCAGGTCGGCGAGCGCACGTACGAGACCGGCGTCGACCGCGGGGTCCTGTACCCCATCGACAGTGACACGGGCGAGTACACCGGTGGCGTGGCCTGGAACGGTCTGACGACCGTGACCGAGTCGCCCGCCGGGGCGGAGGCGTCGGCGCAGTACGCGGACAACATCAAGTACCTCAACCTCGTCTCGGCCGAGACCTTCGGCGCGACGATCGAGGCGTTCACCTACCCGGACGAGTTCGCCGAGATGGACGGCACGGCTCTCCCCGAGCCGGGTGTGGCCTTCGGTCAGCAGGGCCGGAAGGTGTTCGGTCTGTCCTACCGCACGCGGAAGGGCAACGACATCGACGGCACCGATCACGGCTACAAGCTCCATCTCGTCTACGGCTGCCTGGCTGCTCCGTCGGAGAAGGCCTACGGCACCATCAACGACTCCCCCGAGGCGATCGCGTTCTCGTGGGAGGTCAGCACGACGCCGACGCCGGTCGCCGCGGCGGGCCTCAAGCCGACGGCGCTCGTCGTCGTCGACTCGACGGTCGTCTCGGCCGCGTCGCTGACGGCGCTCGAGGACGCGCTGTACGGCGGGGGCACGGAGACGGTGGCGCGGCTGCCGCTTCCGGACGAGGTCCTCACCCTCATCACGCCCGGCCCGTAGCGGTTCCTGACAGAAAGGCCAGAGGATGCTCGAAATCAAGGTTGGCGGTGTCGAATCGTACGACGATTCCAAGCAGGAATTCGTCATCGTCGGTGGTACGCCGATCCAGCTGGAGCATTCTCTGGTCTCACTGTCAAAATGGGAGCAGGAGTACGAGAAGCCGTTCATCTCAACGACTGAGAAGACTGACGAGGAGCTGGTCTTCTACGTCAAGTGCATGACGTTGACGCCTGAAGTTCCAGAGGAGTTGTATCTCACACTCTCTGACGAGAACATCCAGGACATCAACGACTACATCAACAAGAAGATGTCGGCTACCTGGTTCAGTGATGCTCCCAACGCTCCCCCATCTCGGGAGATCATCACAGCCGAGCTGGTCTACTACTGGATGACCGTGTTCAACATCCCGTTCGAGTGTCAGTACTGGCATTTGAACCGGCTGTTCACGCTCGTCCGAGTCTGCAACATCAAGCAGGCCAAGCCCAAGAAGATGAGTCGAGCGGAAGTCGCTCAGCGAAACCGCGAACTCAACGAACGACGTCGTTCGCAACTCGGAACCAAGGGATAGGAGGTGAATTTTGGCCACAATCGAGTGGGATAAGGCGGGTGACCGGCGCTACGAGCTTGGTGTCGATCGAGGAGTCCTATATTTGCGGGATGGACGAGTTGTTCCGTGGAATGGGCTTCGCGGCATGGAGGAATCTTACGACCGGGAGACGCAGACGTTCTACATCGACGGGGTCAAGTACCTCCAGCGGTTTTCCCCGGGAGATTTCTCAGGAAAGCTTCGAGCGTACACCTATCCCGAAGAGTTCGATGAGCTCGTTGGCTCTGCCCAAGTGGCAGACGGCATGTTCTACCACGGACAGCCGCCCAAGCCGTTCAGCCTTTCGTACCGGACAGGGGTCGGCAACGATCTGGAAGGTCTGGATCACGGCTACAAGCTTCACATCCTGTACAACCTGATGGCGGTGGCTGATCCAACGGCGTACAGCACGCTCGAGGAGCAGATCACCCCGATGGAGTTCGCCTGGGCTCTGACCGGAACTCCGCCAAGCCTGTCGGGCTTCCGTCCGACGGTTCATATTTCCATCGACTCGACCAAGGCCGCCCCCGAGACGCTAGCAACTATCGAGACCGTGCTCTACGGAACCGATGTCGCCAATCCGCGGCTTCCTGAGATCGACGAGATGACCGATCTCATGTCGATGTACGGCTCGTTCGTCGTTGTCGACAACGGCGATGGAACATGGACCGGCATCGATCTTGCTGGCGACTACGTCACGATGGATAGTCCTACGCAATTCACCGTGGACAACGTCGACGCCACATATTCCGACACCGATACGTACTCCGTATCGACCACGACCCCCGACTGAGGAGGTGAACGATGACCACAATCACAGGCCTTACGGCTGAGCGCATGCTGGAGATCGAGGCCGCCTCGGTCGTCGACGGTGACGTGGCCGGAAACGATCTGTTCCTGACTCGCCATGACGGAACGATCATCAACGCGGGCAACGTTCGTGGCCCGGCTGGCCCCACGGGGCCGATGGGCGCAGCTCTGTCCGTGCTGTCCGATATTCCGGTGCTCGAGATCGGTTCTGCCGGTCAGATCCGCGCAGGTCGACAGCTGTCGCCTTCCGACTTCACGGCAATGGGGCTCAGCGCGCCTCTTGGCCTGTGGAATCTTTCCAACGTGAACGATTCCTCGGGGAACACCCGCAACCTTTCCAACAAGGGCGCGGTTCCGTTCGTTTCCGGTATCAACGGCTCAGCTGCAACCGCGGCTCAGTTCGTCGGATCGACCGGTCAGGTCCTCTATATTCCGGATACGGGCGCAGCGGATCCCTTCCGGATCAAGACTGGCTCGTTCGGGGCGTGGTTCCGGACGGCCAAGCGGACCGTTGCTCAGACGATCATGAGCAAGTTCGACGATACCGTCGCTGGTCGTCGAGCCTGGGCGCTGAGCGTGAACGCGGACAAGGCGTCGCTGGCTGTTTCGGCGGATGGCGCTGCAGGAACGCTCGTCGGTCTGGGCGGCACGTCAGACATCGGCGACGACAAGTGGCATTTCCTCGTCGCAACGGTCGACGGCTCGAAGATCCGCGTGTATGTCGATGGAGTTCTCGAAGGCACGGCTACGTTCCAGAACCTTCTCTTCGGTACGCCTGCTCCGTTCAACATCGGTGGCTACAACGGCGATGCTTCGGCAGTCGCTACCCAGCCTCACTACGGACGCGTCGACGAGGCGTTCGTGACCGACGATGTTCTGTCGCTCGAGCAGATCCGCAACCTCATGGCAGCCAGTGTGCCGCACGCGCTGGCCGTTCTGCCTACCGACGTGCGTCTCGCTGTTCGTCGCAGGCGTCGTGGAGCTGCGGTGCCCGTGTCGGCGTTCCCGGCACAGCCGCTGAGGCTTCACAACTTCGTTGCTGGCGCGCTCACGGACCAGGGATCTCAGAATATCCCGCTTGCGGTCACCAGCGGCACGAGCATCGACAGCGCGGCTCCGGATGGGACGAAGACGGGCGCCAAGATGAACACCACGGCGACGAACCTGCGCTCCTCGGACGCTGGCCTGCCGTCGGCGCTTCTGCCTCGGTCGTTTGGTTGCTGGTTCAAGACCAACACCGCGGGCAACATGCAGATCATGAGCTGGGGGACCGGCGTCCTGGCCATGATGCGCACCAATGTCAGCGGCCAGCTCGGATCTGACAGCGGTGCGGACCTGCTCGGCTTCGCCACCGTGGTCAGCGACGGCCTCTGGCACCACGGAGTGGTCGTCGAGGACAACGCCGCGGCCGACGGCGTCAAGCGGAAGCTATATCTTGACGGAAAGATCAACGCTGGCTCGACCGTCATGAACAGCGTCACGCTGGCCGGAGCCACGGGCTTCGGTGTCGGTCCGGGCTGGGGCGGTCAGGTCTCTCGTGCGTTCGTATATTCGGGCGCGCTTACGTCTGACCAGGTCCGAGCGATCTACAACGTCGGCTCGCAGGCGCTCGCGCCCAAGGTCCGGGATTCGGCGGACTACATCGAGGCCAATGAGGTCAGCCGTCTGCTCGGCATCTTCAACGCGGTCGAGGGGAGCGACACCATCGATCTGCAGGTGATGGCGTGAGGCTTGAACTCGCTGGCAGTTTCAATCAGCCGCCTCCTCTGGCGGTAAGGCTGTTCGATGGGGTGCCGTTCATCGCGCAGCAGTACATCGACCAGGGCTACACCGATTACGACGTCATGTGCATAGGTGCGGGAGGAGGGCAGGGTGGAGGAATCGTCACGAACAACACCGGCACCGGCATCAGAAGTTTCGGAGGTGCTGGAGGTGGCGGAGGTGTTCACCGAGTACGAGGCCTGCTATCAGGGCTCCCTCCTTCCGTTGCCGTGGTCGTTGGAGTGGGTGGATCACCTGGTATCGAGCACGTCTCTGATCCAGCTGTAACCACTGACGGTGGCGACGGAGGGGCCTCGTCTTTCGGTGAAATCTGCATGGCTTCCGGCGGGAAGGGCGGCCATGCGGTTCAGTCCAACTCGCTGACCGTCAGCAGCCAGGGCAACGGTGGCCAGGGCGGCATCGGCGGCCGGATTCTAGCCGGAGGAGGTGCTGTAGGTGGCATTGCTGGTACTCCGACTGCCACAGGGCCTGGAACTGCAGGAACTGCTGGAGACTGGGGTGACTGGGACGGAGTGGTCGGTGAGGGAGGAGGCGGAGGAGCAGGAGGCGTCGGTACATATTCTGGCGTCACTGCCAATGCTGCTACTTCGGGAGGAGGAGGCAGCTTTGATCCTGGAGACACTTCAGTCTACGCCAACCCAACCAGCCCTTCGACCGATACGGCTGGCTCTGGAGCCGCAAGCATTGTGCCTGGCGGTGCCGGTGGCGCTCGAGCAACTCCTCTGAACCAGCTGCCCACCGTATACGGCTCGTCGGTTCCTCGTGCCAAGGGACTGGACGGGTACGTGGTGATCCGCCTCACGGCGGAGTGATATTTCATGCCGTTGAACATCACGCAGCGTGGGGCGTTTGACAAGACCGAGACATTCCTCCGGAAGATGAGTGATGCAGACCTCTATGCCACCTTGGACCAGTTCGGCAGCGCGGGAGTGGCTGCTCTCTCGGCTGCTACACCGACTGAGAGTGGCGTTACAGGCCAAAGCTGGTACTACGAGGTCGTCAAACGACCAGGCTACTACTCCATCCGATGGAGGAACAGCCACATCGTAGACGGCCGTCCCATTGCAATCCTCTTGCAGTACGGACACGGCACCAGGCAGGGCGGGTACGTTCAAGGGCGTGACTACATCATGCCCGCGATTCGACCTATATTCGACCAAATCGACGCTGAGATGAGAAGGGTGGTGAGTATCTGATGGCAACCCTTGACGATAAAGTTGTAGCAATGAGCTTCGAGAGCACGAAGTTCACGCAGGGTGTCAACACCGCCCTCACCGATATTTCGAAGCTCAATTCGGCACTCTCCACCGTCGGATCGGCAAACGCTCTTGGTGAGATCGAGAAGTCCGCTAACAAGATCAGTCTCGGCGGCCTGTTCGGTGTCATCGACAAGCTCAAGTCCAGCTTTGGGTTTAGCCAGCAAGCATCACAGGGGTTCGGCGAGATCGACGCCGCCTCGAACAAGGTGCATCTCGACGGTGCTTCCAGCGCCATCGACGGCATCAAGCGCCGACTCCATTTCCCCGAGGCATCAGAGGGCTTCGGGGAAATCGAGCGGGCCTCCGGACAGGTCAAGTTCACCGGCCTGAACGAGGCGATCCAGAGCGCAGCCCGAGGATTCAACGTTATCCATACCGCTGCAGGAGTTGCTCTGGGCAACCTGGCGTCTCAGGCGGCGGGGCAGGGCCGGAGGATCGCATCTGGTCTCTTCGGACCGATCAAGGGCGGCCTCGAGGAGTATCAGACCAACCTGAATTCGGTTCAGACCATCTTGGCCAACACTTCGGCGTCCGGGGCAACCCTGAAGGACGTCAACAAGGCCCTGCTGGACCTGAACCATTACTCCGACAAGACCATCTACAACTTCTCGCAGATGGCGAAGAACATCGGCACCTTCACGGCTGCTGGTGTCGATCTCGATACGGCGACTACCTCGATCAAGGGTATTGCCAACCTCGCTGCGGTTTCAGGCTCAAGCGCTGAGCAGGCTTCCACTGCGATGTACCAGCTCTCGCAGGCCATCTCGTCTGGACGAGTGAGTCTGCAGGACTGGAACTCGGTGGTCAATGCAGGTATGGGCGGCACGGTCTTCCAGCGTGCTTTGGCCCAGACGGCTCAGCACATGGGAACCTTGTCCAAGGGCGCAGTCGAGCTCAAGGGCAAGATGAAGAACGTCACGATCGAGGGACAGTCGTTCCGCGAATCGGTGCAGGCCAAGCCGGGCGAGAAGTCCTGGCTGACCTCTGACGTTCTCACCAAGACCTTGTCGCAGCTGTCCGGCGACATGACCACCGCCCAGCTCAAGGCCGATGGTTACTCGGATGCCCAGATCAGGGCAATCCAGACCCAGGCCAAGATGGCTGTCAACGCTGCTACTCAGGTCAAGACCCTCTCGGGGGTCCTGGATACGGCGAAGGAAGCCATCGGATCGGGCTGGTCCCAGACGTGGCAGACGGTCTTCGGCGATTTCGGTGAGGCGAAGACGCTCTTCACCGGGATGTCGAACGCCATCAACGGGATGATCAACACTTCCGCCAACGCACGCAACAGCATGCTGGCGGACTGGAAGGAACTAGGCGGTCGAAAGGACCTGATCGAGGGCATCAAGGCGGCGTTCGAGGGCTTGAAGTCGATCATCGAGCCCATCAAGAACGCCTTCAGGGACATCTTCCCAGCTACAACGGGTGCCCAGCTGGCTGACATCACGAAGCGCTTTAGAGACTTCATGGAGTCAGTCAAAATAGGACCTGAAACAGCCGAAGGTCTCCGGCGGTCGTTCCGTGGTTTGTTCGCCTTGCTCGACATAGGCAAGCAAATCCTCGGGGGAATCTTCACTGCACTGGGCGCAATGTTCGGTGCGATTTCAGATGGCTCCGGCGGAATTCTGAATTTCACCGGAGGTATCGGCGACCTCATCGTCAAGCTCGACGAGTGGCTCAAGAAGGGCAACAAGCTCCACGACTTCTTCGCGGGACTCGGGACCATCCTGGGAACCCCGCTTCGTCTTATCGGATCGCTCACCGGAGCTCTCGGTGGGCTCTTCGGAGCGAAGTCCGACTCTGGCGCGGCGGATTCCATCAAGAAGCTGGGCCAGGCAATGACACCGTCGGCTCGGGCCGTCGAAGCAGCGAGCAAGGTGTGGGACAAGTTCCTCGAGATCCTGCGCAGACTGGGGGATCTGGCGGCACCGGTAGCCGAAGCGATTGGAAAGGCTCTGGCGGGTATTGGCGACGACATCGCCGAAACCCTCAGCAACATGAATTTCGATTCGGTCTTCGCGGCGCTGCAGACGGGCCTCATCGCAGGCATATTTGTGACCATCAAGAAGGCTCTTGGCGGAGGGCTCAACGTCGACATCGGCGCTGGGTTCCTGAAGAACCTTTCAGGATCTCTCTCCGCGGTCACAGGCTCGCTGCAAGCCATGCAGGCGCAGATCAAGGCCAACACACTGCTGCAGATTGCAGCGGCGGTAGGAATCCTTGCGGTTGCTGTCGTTGCGTTGTCGCACGTGGATCCGAAGCGTATCGGGTCTTCG